AGTCAAGGCTGCCCACATACAGGTTGAGGACAGAATGGTGAATGGCGATGTTGTCATGAACCAAAAGACCGGGGAACTCACCCGCCGTCCTGTTGCCCTAAGGGATGCCCATCGTGTCGCTGTAGACCTGCTCAATCAGGCTGAAGCCATTGAGAAGGCCACCAAAGGACCCGAGGACACCCCAGAGCAAGACTCCAATAAGCTGGACATCCTTGCCGAACGCTTCGCTGAGTTTGCCACAATGCATCTCGAAAAGAAGCTGGATAAGAAACAAAAGATGGACGTAATTGACATCGAGGTAAAGGAATATCATGCCGTACATGACGAACGGGAAGAGGGATTACAAGAAAGAGAACGAGAAGTACAACTCTCGTCCGGAGATAATCAAGAGGCGCTCTGAGCGCACAATGGCACGGAGGGCATCTAATGCAGCTGGCACAACCCACAAGGGCGACGGAAAAGACCTCGATCATCGTGTACCTCTCTCCAAAGGTGGGTCTACTGCCAAATCGAACCTCCGAGTTGTTAGCGCAGCTTCAAACCGATCTTTCAGCCGTAATAAGGATGGCAGTCTCAAATCCCAAACATCTAAGCGCGAAGCTAAACGGAAATGAGTCAACCTCTCCTCAAACGACTCACTAGTCAGCTTGCTGCTAAAGGAGTTCAGAATGCCAAGGGTGTAGCCACCGGTCTTCTGGAAAAACGAGGACATTTGAAGAATGGTAAGCTTACTGCCGAGGGGCACAAACGTGATGCTTTAGGAGCCGCTGGTCGTGCTAAAGACCGGGCTGTGAAGCGTAGTGGAGGTTCCCCTGATGACTATTCCTACAATCCCAAAACCAACGCCACCAGAAAACGAAGATGAGCACCTTACTTTCAAAGAACAGTGGGCAATAGTCAAAGACGGATTCTCTAAAGGAGTCAAGTATGATGGTTGTACCGGAGTCCCAGACTTTGACTTTGGGGCTGACTGTTGTGGCGAACACGACTACCATTACCAGCTTACAGATGTCTCCAGATTGGAGGCAGACACTCGCCTCCGAGAATGCCTCCGCGCAAAAGGCTACTTCCTCCTTCCTTGGATTTACTGGCTTGGTGTGAGAGTGTTCGGTGGACGGTTCTACAGAAAGAAACAAAATGAAAACAATGCTAATGGCTCTGACCCTTCTGGGTCTGACGGGGTGTAGTGGCCTTACGGTGAACTGGGATTTTGATTCTCAGATTCGTTACCGAAGCACTCCTTCCCTTATCGAACAATTTCAACAGAAATGACCCCAGAAAACTTCCTTTACTGGCTTCAGGGGTATGCGGAATTGAGCACTGCTCCTCCCACTAAAGAACAGTGGAAGGTGATCCAAGACCATATTGCGCTAGCTCTTGTTAAGAAAACCTCTCCTCTACCCCTTTCTCCCATAGTCGCCGGACTCCATCCGGGTTTAGGGAAATATGGTAAGTATAATCAACCGATCTGTTAAATGAAACTAAATGCTGATGTCATCCAAGGGTTCGTTGGTTCTGTTCTAGCAAACCGCTTCGATGGACAGGCAGCAAGCCCCCCTTTCCATAAGGAGTGCTGGGAATTATGTACGAGTCCAGAAAAATATGTAGCCATTGCAGCCCCTCGGGGTCATGCCAAGAGTACCGCAATTACTTTGGGGTACGGGCTTGCGACTCTACTGTTCAGGGAACGGAAGTTTATGCTCCTTGTTTCCGACACGGAGAGCCAAAGCTCCCTGTTCTTGGGCCTGTTCAAGCAAGAGCTCCAAGAAAACACGGAACTAGTTGACCTGTTCGGAATCAAGCGTAATGACAAAGGTATTGTCCAGTTTCTCAAAGACAGCGAAACGGACATTGTTGTTGAGTGTACGGATGGACATAAGTTCCGAGTAATCGCCAAGGGAGCAGAACAAAAGCTTCGGGGATTGATTTGGAATGGAAGCCGTCCTGACATCATTATGTGTGACGATATGGAGAATGACGAGCTTGTGATGAACAAGGAACGTCGAGACAAGATGCGGAAGTGGTTTGATGGTGCCTTAGTGCCCTCCCTTTCCGATGCCGGTATTATTCGGATGGTGGGAACCATCTTACACAGCGATTCTCTGTTGGAAGGCTTTATGCCCAATCCCTCAGAGAAAACCACAGTGTCAACCGACTTAAAGCAATTTACAACCAAGAAGATGTTATGGAAAGCCCTGAAGTATCGGGCCCATAGCGCAGACTTCAAGACCCTGCTGTGGCCTGAAAAGAAAACAGCAGAGCAATTTAAAAGCCTTTACGACGATGCTGTCAGTAAAGGGACAACGGACACCTACTCACGGGAGTATCTCAATTACCCCATCGACGAGTCGGTGTCCTTTTTCAAGCGCCAAGATTTCTTGCCTTCTAGTAAGGAAGACCTTCAAAAGCGCATGAATTTTTACATCACCGCCGACCTTGCCATCTCTGAAGAAGAGAAGGCTGACTACTCAGTCTTTGTGGTTGCGGGTGTGGATGAAGATAAAAGGCTTCATGTAAGGGACGTTATACGGGAACGTATGGATGGCCGAGAGATTGTTGATACGTTCATTGCACTTCAACGCGCCTATAATCCAATTGTGGTTGGGGTGGAGGACATGCAAATCTCTAAGTCATTAGGACCCTTCTTGAATGAGGAAATGGTTAAACAAAACTGCTTCCTCTCCCTCTACCGGCTTAAGCACGGTGGTAAAGACAAACTCACGCGGGCCCGTTCTATACAGGCCAGAATGCGTGCTCATGGTGTTCGCTTTGCTACAGATGAAGACTGGTTCTTCAACTTCGAGCAGGAATGCCTCACCTTCCCACGAGGGAAGCATGATGACCAAGTTGACGCTTTTGCCTATCTTGGCCTAATGCTAGATTTGCTTGTGGAAGCTCCTACAGCCCGTGAGGCTGCTGATGAAGAATACGAAGATGAATTGGAGCGTAGCGATTTCAACAACCAAGGGCGTTCAGCCGTAACAGGATATTAAAATGGAAATTAAAGCCCTAATCGAACAATCCAATATTGCTGAGCATTTAGAAGATGACCAACTCAGAGAAATCGGAATGGAAGCCAAGGCTGGATACGATAGAGATTTGGCGTCTCGTACTGAATGGAACAATTCATGTGAAGACTGGCTTAAGCTGGCAAAGCAGACTGTGGAACCGAAAACTTATCCGTGGCCTCGAGCTTCCAATATTAAGTATCCTCTTTTATCTACTGCTGCAATGCAGTTTGCAGCCCGTGCTTATCCTTCTCTCCTTCCTTCTGATCGTGTCATTGTAAAAGCAAAGCCGATTGGTAAGGACCCTACGGGCGAGAAGACTAAGACGGCAGATGCTGTTTCAATCTACATGTCCTATCAAATCCTTGATGAAATGCAGGGGTGGGAAGAGGATATGGACAAGCTTCTCATCATGCTCCCCATTATTGGGGTGATGTTTAAGAAGACCTATTGGGACTCCATCAAGAAGGTCAATTGCTCCAAGATCATTATGCCACAAGACCTTGTGGTGGATTACTGGACTAAGAACCTTCGGGATGCCGAGCGTATCAGCGAAGTGCTCCGACTCAATCCGCGTCTCCTGAAGGAACGCACTCAGAGTGGCATTTGGCTGGAACTAGATAATTTAGGTGAAGCCCCCATGCCGGAAACGGATGCGGGTAACGCTCCTTCTGAGGTGGATGACACCACCCCCTACATCTTCATTGAGCAACACACGTTCCTTGATCTGGATGATGATGGGTACAAAGAACCCTACATTGTCACCTTCCATTGTAATACGGGTCGGGTAGTCCGCATTGCGGCTCGCTTTGACCAAGATACTATTATCACAAAGGACGATGGTGATGTTGCACGAATCGAACCCATTGAGTATTACACGAAGTTCGGCTTTGTTCCGAACCCTGATGGTAGCTTCATGGACATTGGTTTTGGTGTCCTGCTTGGTCCTATCAATGAATCTGTTAACACTCTTATCAATCAGCTTGTGGATGCTGGTCATCTCTCTAGCCTACAAGGCGGATTCCTTGGAAAAGGTTTACGCCTCCGCATGGGAGAAACCCGCTTCCAACCGGGTGAATGGAAAGTAGTTAACGCTACGGGTGATGACCTGAAGAAGCAAATTGTGCCTCTTCCGGCTAAGGAACCCTCCAGCGTCTTGTTCGAGCTTATGGGTTCTCTCATTACCTCTGGCAAAGAACTGGCCTCTGTGGCTGAAATCTTTGTGGGTAAGATGCCCGGTCAGAACACCCCTGCAACAACCACGATGGCAACCATCGAGCAGGGCATGAAAGTATTTACAGCGGTGTACAAACGTATCTACCGCAGCTTGGCAGAAGAGTTTGCTAAGCTCTATCGCCTCAACTCCATCTACCTCAATCCTAAAGAATATCAGGATGTTGTAGACATTGAGGTTGGTAAAGAAGACTTTAATTATAAGGGACATAACATCTTCCCCGGAGCTGACCCAACTGCTGTCTCGTCTACCGAGCGTCTGTTGAAGGCACAGGGACTGATGGAGATGCTCTCTGGAGGTATGCCCCTTGATCCAATTAAGGTGATGCAACGAGTGCTAGAAGCACAAGAGCAGCCCAATTGGCAAGAACTCATTCCCCCACAAATCCTTCAATCTGGTCAAATGCCTCCCCCTCCCCCGGACCCGAAAGTCCAGGCTCAGCAAGCTAAGATGCAAGCTGATATGCAGAAGGGTCAGCAAGAGATGGCAATTCGTGAGCGAGAGGCTCAATTGAATGCTGTCTCCCAGACGCAGGATTTACAATATAAAAAGGCCGAGTCTGCTATTAAATTGCAAACGCAACAGCAACTCGCAGCCGCTAAGATGCAAGGGCAGGTTGCCAATGACAAGGTTAAGCTTGTTACGGCAGTTGTCGCCCATCAGCAAAAGATGCAGCAGGGTGCCGAACAGCACGCTGCTAAGGTATCTCAAACGAAAGGAAGTCCTAAGAAGTGACCCAAAGTGATTTTTCAGACTGGAAAAGACATCCAGTAACCCAACAAGTTTTTTCCCAACTCAGCCAACGTGTTGCCGATCTAATCGACGAGATTGTCGAACAAACCGCAACGGCAACCACGGGAGAGATGGCAGAGAAAGCCGGGGCTATTAAAGCCCATCGTGATTTCTTAAATATTGAATTTGATGAGGAGACTCATGGCAGTTAAGCCCCTAATGCATCGTATTCTTGTAACAGCCGATAGGCTGGAAGAAAAGGATGAAACGTTTAAACGAGCCGGCGCAGCCGGTATTATCATTCCCAACCTAGACGAGCGTGCTCGTGAGCAAGCAGCCATTGATACCGGTATCGTGGTGGCAGTTGGTGAAACAGCGTTCCGAGATTTCGGAGCAACTCCTGTTAAGGTGGGTGATTACATCGTTTATGCAAAGTATGGGGGTAAGGCAATTGTCGATCCCTTTACCAATGAAAAATACGTCGCTCTTAATGATGAAGACGTAATCGCTTTGTTTACTAAAGAAGGAGCCTAAAGATGGCTGATGAGAATAAGGTTGTAGAACCGAAAGTTGAAACCGTTGCAGAGGGTACTCCCACTGAGCCGGTACAACTCACCGCAATCGAACAGAGGGCCAACGAACAAGGTTGGGTCCCTCTCGATGAATGGGCAGGTGACCCAGATGACTGGCGTCCCGCAAAAGAATTCATGGACCGTGCACCCCTCTATAAAAAGATTGATGTACAAAACCGCGAGATTAAAGAACTTCGTCGGACTATGGAGGAATTTGGCCGCCATCACAATAAACTGCGGGAAACCGAATACAAGCGCGCATTAGCCGATCTCAAGGACCGCAAGAAGACGGCCCTCGCTGAAGGCGATGCAGATGCTGTTGTGGAGATTGATGAGGCTCTAGCAGAAGCTAGACGAATGCCCGTCACTCCTGTTACGGTTCCTCAAGGACAAGCAGAAGAGAACGTTGTTTTCCAGTCATGGGTAGTCAAGAATGGATGGTATGAAAACCAACCCGCTATGAAGGCCTATGCTGATACGTATGGTAAGAAGCTCCACCAACAAGGTGGTATGTCTCCTACCGAATTGCTCCGAGCAGTTGAAACCGAGGTTAAACGGGAGTTTGCCCACAAGTTTAACAACCCCCTGCGCGATAAGCCGGGTGCTGTAGACGGTGGCAGTCCTTCCGCAAAGAGTACGTCTAGGGGCGACAAGTTCGTCCTGAATGATGAAGAGCGTCGAGCGATGCAACGGTTTGTCAAGCAAATCCCCGGTATGACCGAGGACAAATACATTGCCGAACTAAAGAAAGTTAAAGGAGTTTCCTAAATGACTAAAGAAGCTATTGCTAAGGCCCCAGCGGGCCGTCCGAATCGCACCCCTATTGGGAAGCGAAACGTGTTAACCGTCCAAGGTAAAGAGGCCGGTTTTGAATACAGATTCGTAAATGACTCGGGAGATCGAGTGCAGGAATTCTTAGATAACGGTTGGGAAATCGTTACCTCGAAGTCCGTTCGAGTTGGTGATAAACGTACAGGCACTACGTCAGCTGAAGGCACTCCTGCCAAAGCTTCCGTGGGTGGCGGTTTACAAGCTTATGTTCTACGTATCCGGTCTGACTGGCACGCGGAAGATCAAGCAGCTAAACAAGCCCTTGTCGATAAAACGGAAGAAGCCACTCGTCAAGAAGCTCTTGATGGTACTTATGGGAAGCTAGAAATAGCCCGCTCCTAAACAAAGTAAGTGCCATTAGAAGTATTTTCACTTTTTATAAATGGAGAATTGCTAATGGCAAGTGTATCTCGTATTAACGGGTTTCGACTCGTTAAAAACTTAGCCGGTGGCTCGATGACTGGTCAAGTGGAAACGTTTTTCGTTCCCGCCTCTGACGCTTCGGTTATCATGGCCGGCGATCTGGTTGTGCTCGCGGGTGATGCCCGTAGTGCAACTGGTGTTCCCACGGTGACCCGTGCTGTGACCACGACTGGTCCGGTGCTGGGTGTTGTGGTTGGTATTTCGTTTGAAGGTCAGGGCGATGTGCAAAACATGCCCCCGGTTAATGATCTGAATACGCCGATTTATCGTCGTACCCTCACTGATCGTTATCTGACCGTGTGTGTGGACCCGCAGGCTGTTTATGAAGTGCAAGCTTCGCAAACGTCCATCGTTGCTGGCACGCTTACCGCTCTTGTTGGTCTGAACGCCCCGTTCACCGCAACTGCTGGTAGCACCACCTCTGGTTCGTCTGGTATGCAGGTGGATACGTCCGCTGCTGCCGTTACGGCCACTCTGCCGCTGAAGATTATTGGTATCCCCAATCGTCCGGACAACGTTCCGGGTGATACGTACATTTCGTTGTACGTTAAAATCAACTCGGCTCAGTATGGTGTTGGCACTGGCTCGGCTGGTACTTAATTAGTTAAAGGAGGACTATAATGTCTGTTATTAATAGTGGCTCTTTTGCTAAAGCACTTTGGCCTGGGGTAAATGCGTGGTATGGTAAGGAGTATGCAGAATATCCGGTAGAATTTACCGATCTGTTCGAGAAGCATACGTCTAGCCGTGCTTTTGAAGAAGACGTTGGTGTGTCTTCGTTTGGTCTGGCAGTTGTGAAGCCTGAGGGCGCTCCTATCTCTTACGATAGCGAACGTCAGGCATTCATCACGCGCTATCAGCACGTTGTCTATGCGCTTGGTTTCATTATCACGCGCGAGATGATGGACGACGACCAGTATGATATTGTCGGTCAGCGTAAGGCCCAAGGCCTCGCGTTCTCGATGCGTCAGACTAAGGAAATCGTTGCTGCTAACGTGTACAACCGTGCTTTCAACTCCAGCTATACTGGTGGCGATGGTGTGGAAATGATTGCGTCTACGCACGCTAACATTGCCGGTGGAACGTGGTCGAATAAAATCGCTACGGCTGCTGACTTGTCGGAAGCTGCTCTGGAACAAGCGTGCATTGACATCGCTGGCTTCACGAATGATCGTGGCCTGCTGATTGGTGTTCGTCCCCAGTCGCTGGTGATTCCGCGTTATCTGCCGTTTGAGGCAAAGCGTATCCTGAACACGGTTGGGCGTGTCGGTACGGATAACAACGATCTGAACGCTCTGAAGGAAATGGGCATGATTCCGAAGGTTGTGGTTAACCACTATCTGACGTC